GAGCGTGTTCAAATGCTAAAAGCTGTCTATGAAGAAGAAATGCGCCGTGCGATTGACGAAGATAGAGATCGTGCATCATTCCAAATAACACCAAGTTTAAGGAATTATCGCATTGTCTAAATTTGCAACAGGTAAATGGGCCTACGGCATTTCAGACCGATCTGGTTTCAGATATCGGTTAAAAGACATGAGAAAAGAGTGGAACGGTCTTCTTGTTGGTAAAGATGAGTGGGAAGAAAAGCATCCACAGTTAGAGCCTTTGCGAGTTCCCCCAGACCCTCAAGCAATAAAAAACGCTCGTCCAGATAGAGTAGAACCTTTAGACGTAAGTGTTGGTGGTGGCGGATTTCCGTACCGTGGCCCTGATTTAATAGCAGTGGGTCAAGTGGGTAAATTAAGTGTTGTTACGAACCAAGCGGATGTCGTTGTTTCCCTAACAGGAGTTGCAGGTACAGGAACTGTTGGTACAGCAAGCACTTCTATCGGAGAAGACATCACACCAACAGGTGTTTCCGCTACAGGTCAAGTGGGTGATGCCACTGCGTTCCCGATTGAAGAAACGTATTCAATAACGGTATTCGCACCGTTCGGATCAAATATTTTCGCACAAGACGGTGCTGCTCCCGGTCCAGCCGGAAGAGATGTTACGGAAGGTTTGGTTTATCGCTATGATCAGTCTGATTCTTCCAACTCTGGTCATCCTCTGCGCTTTTCAACAACACCAGACGGCACACATGGCGGCGGCGTAGAGTACACGACAGGCGTTACTTACAATGGCACTCCGGGGAGCGCAGGTGCTTATACTCAGATAGATGTCGCAATAGGTGCGCCAACACTGTATACTTATTGCAGTGTTCATAGTGGTATGGGCTATAAAGTTAATACGGTGGCAGCATGAGTTTCACATACGATGAGCTAAAGCAAGCAATTCAAGATTATACAGAGAATAGTGAAACAACGTTTGTTTCAAATCTACCTGTGTTTATTAGAGCGGCTGAAGAGCGGATTCTGAAAACAGTTCAGCTTGATTTGTTTCGAAGAAATCAAACAGCGACACTCACCGCAAGTAATCAATACCTGAATTGCCCGAGCGACTTTCTTGCGCCGTTCTCTCTAAGTTACACTGCTAGTGGAATAAAGACGTTTATTGAATTTAAAGAAGTTTCTTTTGTTCAGACGTATACTCCAAATCCATCTACTACAGGTGCGCCCAAATATTACGCCCAATTTGATGTGGATAATTTTATTGTGGGACCAACTCCAGACACAAACTATGTGGTTGAATTGCATTATTTATATAGACCTGCGAGTCTAACTGCAGGCACTGGTAGTGGCACAACTTGGATTAGCACAAATGGTGAACTAGCACTTTTATACGGCTCCTTAATTGAGGCTTATATATTTATGAAAGGTGAGCAGGATATTACAGCTATGTATAATCAAAGATTTTCAGAAGCTGTGTCTGGGTTAAAAATGCTAGGTGAAGCTAAAGAAACTACACAAGAATACCGAGTTGGAAAAGTAATCAGGACTAAATCCTAATGTTTAAATTAAACTTTGAATTACCAGATGTTCCCGTTGTAACGGTTCAAACTACCGAAGGCAGAGGATTTACACCTGATGAAGTTGCAGAACGTTGCGTGGCTAAATTAATTAGTGTTTCTGACGAAGCACACCCTGCTATTAGGGATCAAGCCCGAGCGTTTCAAAAGCACATGGAGAAGGTGGTTGCATTTTATATGCGCGAAGCTATTCGCAGTGACCGCACAACTGTGTATAATGCCCTTAATGATGCGGGGCATCCAGAACTGGCTGATGCAATAAGGAGATTATGACATGGCGATCACCCAAGCAATGTGTACTTCGTTCAAGCAGGAATTGCTTGAAGGACAGCACGACTTCCGTTCAAGCGGACATACGTTTAATTTGGCGCTTTTTACAAGCTCTGCCACATTGGACGCAACAACAACAGATTATTCGACTACAAATGAAGTCACTGGAACAGGTTATTCAGCAGGTGGTGCGGCATTGACTAACGTCAATCCAACAGCTTCTGGTACTACAGCATTTACGGATTTTTCTGATTTAACGTTTTCTACTGCGACAATCACTGCCAATGGTGCGATGATATATAACACCACAACTGGCGGTGGAACAGGCACAACTGATTCTGTAGTTATTTTAGCATTTGGTGGCGATAAAACATCAACTGCAGGTGACTTTACAATTCAGTTCCCAACAGCGGACGCGAGTAACGCTATTATCCGCATTGCCTAATAGGTAAAGAACGATGGCAATAATCGCGGGATGGGGTAGAGGTACATGGTCCCAAGGGACTTGGGGCGAACCTATCCCGGTTATTGTCACGGGAGAGGCTGCTAATGGTGCTGTTGGCACCGTTTCAGTCGTTGCTGAAGCTAATGTTCCAACAACAGGGCTTTCCGCCACGGGCGCGGTTGGCTCTGTTTCTGTTGTTGCGGATGCAAATGTTGTAGTAACAGGTGAAACAGCAACTGGTGCAGTCGGCACGGTCGCTATTGTTGCTGAGGCTAATGTATTCCCAACAGGCATTGCTGCCACAGGTGCTACAGGCACTGTTTCAATATCAGGCGATGCAAACGTTCCAACGACAGGATTAGAAGCAACTACGGCTGTAGGCTCTGTAACTATTGCTGCAAACGCGGATGTTGCTGTTACAGGCTCTGCAGCCACAGGTCAGGTTGGAAGCGTTGATATTGCCGCAGACGCAAATGTTCCAGCGACAGGCGTTGCTGCAACAGGTGGTGTAGGCACTGTAACAGTAGATGCAGGCGCAGTTGTGGCTGTTACAGGGGAAGAGGCAACGGGTTCAGTTGGCTCTGTTATTGTAACGGGAACAGCTAATATTTTCCCCAATGGAATCGCTGGTACAGGCGAAGTTGGGGATGTATTTGTCTTTATTGAGGTCATCGTACCCGTAACAGGATTGCCTGCAACTGGAAATGTTGGTACTGTTACAGTCAAAGCCGATGCAAGTTTTGCAGTATCAGGAGTAAGTGCAACAGGTGAAGTTGGAGATGTTTTCGTTTGGGGTGAGGTTGATCCGTCACAAAATCCAAACTGGAGTGAGGTTAATCCATCTCAATCTCCAACATGGTCAGATGAAACGCCGTCACAAGTTCCGGGTTGGACAGATATAGCGGCATAGGAGAAATAAATGCCTAGTACCTTTTCGACAAACTTTGCGATTGAGAAACCCGCCACGGGGGAACAATCTGGCTCTTGGGGTGATACAACCAACAATAACTTTGACATATTTGACCGTTTGTCAGGGTACAAAAGCATTACGCTTTCTAGCACAACATCTACTTTGCAAGTTCGTCCTGCTTCGCCTTCTCAGGGCGCAAGTAACCTTGAAGACGGAATGTTCCGTGCGATTAAGTTTATTGATGGCGGAGATTTAGGTGGCACAGTTACTTTGACTGTTGCGCCAAATACGTCTTCTGCGTTCTATCTTTTCCAGAATGCTTTGTCTGGAAGTCGAGACATTACGGTTACACAGGGTACAGGCGGAGATGTTACGGTAACAAATGGGCAGACCGCCATTTTGTATTGTGATGGTGCGGGTGCGGGGGCTGCTGTTTACAGCGTTAGTGATAATCTAAGCATGTCAAATGCAAAGATTACAGGCGGCTCAATTTCTGGTATAACTGATTTAGCAGTCGCGGATGGCGGCACTGGCGCATCCACCGCAGCGGCGGCTCGAACAAACTTAGATGTAGATCAAGCGGGAACTGCGGTCGCGCTTGCGATTGCGTTAGGATAGTCAAATGGCGAATAACTTTAAAAGAAAACTTTCAAGGTCGGTAGGGACTTCGCTGACAGCGGTTGGCAGTTATACGGTTCCCTCTTCCACTGAAACCACGGTAATTGGATTAGTTGTTGCGAACACTACATCGTCGCAAGTTCTGATTGATGCTACGGTTAATGATTCTTCAAATGACACGTATTTGATCAAACAGGCTCCTGTGCCCAGCGGGGGTTCAATTGTTATAATTGGTGGTGATCAGAAGGTTGTGTTAGAAGTTGGAGATTCCCTTAAAGTCAAATCTGACACGGCTTCGTCCGTTGATGTTGTGATGAGTATTTTGGAGATCACTTAATGTCTTATATTGGTAATCCTCCGGCGGAAGCATATACAAACACGGTGAAAGACACGTTCAGTGGTGACGGGTCCACAACGGCATTTACAATGTCTCAAATCAGCTTAACGAACGATGTTCGTGTGGTTGTTGAGAATGTGGTTCAAGACCCGACAGTTGCGTACAGTTGCGCGGGAACCACGCTTACTTTTACATCTGCTCCCCCGACAGGAACCAACAACATCTACGTTGTGCATCTTGGTCCAGCGGTTATGACGGCGTTGCCGCCTGCGGAAATAGCGCAAGCCACGACATTTAACTCAAACGTTTCTGTCGGTGGGAATTTAACCGTAGATACAAATACTCTGTACGTTGATAGCACAAATAACAATGTTGGAATTAGGACGAGTTCGCCGTCTTTTGAAAGTGGTACAGGTACTGGGCTAGAGATAAATAATAGCAGTGGCAATGGCGCACATGTTAAGTTAACAGATGCTGCATCTGGCTCAGGTGGAACTAACGGTTTTGATTTATATGCCTTTAACACTAGCGGTTATATAGAAAATTATGAAGCTGGCTCCATTGTCTTTAGGAATGGCGGCAGTGAACGTGCAAGGGTGGATGCTAGCGGTAACTTGCTGGTGGGGACTACTAACGTAAACATTCGTGATAGTAGCACAAACGATGGCTTGGTTTACCGCACGGGCAATAGTCTTGATGTAACTAATAATGGCAATACCGTTGCTATTTTTAACCGTAATACTGACGATGGTGATATTGTTACCTTCCGAAAAGGTGCAGTAGATGTGGGGAGTATTGGGACTGGCTCTGGTGTTATGGCTATTGCTGGCCCAAGCGGTAATGGCCTGTCGTTCCCTAATAATTTGGTTTTACCATCTACATCTAGCGCAGGGGCAAAAGATGCATCAACAGACTTAGGTGTTTCTTATAGCCGCTTCAAAGACCTCTACCTCTCTGGCGGTGTCTTCTTGGGCGGGACAGGTAGCTCAAATAAGCTGGAGGACTATGAGGAGGGGAGTTGGACGCCTTATTTCAGTTCTGCTAATGCAACTTTTTCATATGGAGCGCAGTCTGGTAATTACTTGAAAATTGGCGGTATCGTTCATGCCCAGTTTTATTTGAGGGCAACGGCTTCTGGAACAACCTCAAATGTTTGTTCTATTACTAATTTGCCCTTTGCTTCACAGAGCATTGACGCACTAAATCAGTGGGGCAGCTCTATCTGGTTTAGTGGCAGCGTTGATATTCAGCCTTTGGTCAATAACAACTCTTCTGCGGTTAGTTTGTGGAAACAGGGAGCAGTTGCTATAGCAACAGCCGCAGAAATTGCATCAGATTATTACCTAGTTGGTCATGTATCATATAGAGCAAATTAATCACCCCTGTTGGATCACAGGGTAGTCAGTCCAAGCCATAAAGGAGATAAACGATGGCACTAACAGAAGAAACAGTACAAGACAAAATAGAGATCGTAGGCGACTTCAAGCACGTTCAGGTG